CGTGAAGGCTTAAAACCTTCACGGATTTTTGTTTAAGATTAATCTTTCTGATGTTGATGGGTAATTATTACGAACCCGTTTACAAAGATAAATGAAGGGTTCGTATTCGGAACGCTTTGGTGGAGGGGAAGACGTCAAAGTCGAACCCTCCGCACACTTCACCGGATCGGCCGGGAAGTCGCCTTTTTCAACGCTTACAGTCCGCGGCCGTCCGCTTTCGTCAATGTAATTATAGGTTATGGTTATATGATCGTCATAGACGAAAACAGCCTGGACGAATACGTCAATAATTTTCTTCTGGTATGCCGGATCATTCACGTCGCCGTTCTTGAATTGTTCTAACCAGAAAATAACCTGATTCTTCGTCACCTTCGGCGTGATAATTTCTTCCTGGACGATCCGCCCTTCAAGGTCCTTCTTCTCTTTTTCAAGTTCGGCAAGCCTGGCCTGTGTGGATTCTGAAAAGATACCCATTTCGACGGCCTTGACCAGATTCGCGATAGACTTCTTCACGCCTTCCAGTTCTAATTCAAGAGCGCGAAGAATGCTTCTGTCACGTTCGCGGCCTTGAAGTTCGATTACCTTGTCAGCGATCGCTTCGATCACCGAATCGACCAGGACGCGGCTGACCGTTTCTGTGACAACCAGCGTTTCGATCCAGTTCTTTTTCACCGGCTTCTTATTACAACCTTTGCGGCGCTTCGCAGACGCGCATTTATAATAATAATGCTTTCGACCTTTTGTTCTGCTTGTTCCGCTTTCGCCGTTCATATTCGTCCCACACTTACCACAAAACAGCTTCGTCGATAATAAATAATCGACCTTTCCGGAAGCCCTGGCCGGCGCCTTCTTATTCAGTTTCATTTTTGCCTGAACCCGATCAAACAGTCCCTTGTCAATAATGGCCGGAACACCACCTTCGATCACGACGTCGTTCCATTTATAAACACCGATATATTTTTCATTCCTCAAAATCGTATGAAGGCTATTCGGACCGAATTGTTTCCCGCGCGAAGTCCGAAGGCCACGCCTATTCAATTCATTTATAATCTGTGTCACAGTCTGGCCGCTGTCATACCGTTCAAATACTTCCTTCACAATCGCCGCCTGTGGCGGATCAATTAGAAATTCCTTGTTAGGTCCGATCTTGTATCCGGCCGCAATGTTCCCGCCTGTAACTTGGCATTTCAGCGCGCTTTCCTTCATGCCGCGCTTTATGTTCTGGGCCAGATTAGCGGAATAATATTCGGCCATACCTTCCAGCATAGCTTCAAGAATGATCCCTTCCGGACTGTCTGTGATATTTTCCTTCGCTGATATGACCTTCACGCCATTCTTTTTCAGTTTCGCCTTATAAATAGCGCTGTCATACCTATTTCGCGCGAATCGGTCCAGTTTCCAAACGATCACAGCTTCAAATTTTCCACTTTCACTGTCGGCAATCATGCGGAGAAAATCTGGCCGGTGATCGTTCCTTCCTGTCAGTGCGTGGTCTGCATAAATCCCGACAATAATTATATTATTATGGTCGGCAAATTCACGACATTCGCGAAGCTGGCCTTCGATAGATTGATCCGTCTGATCGCCGCCAGGCGAATATCTGGCATAGATTACAGCATTCATAGGTCACACCGCCTTTTGGCTACGCAGGATTCGAAGAACTTCCGTTAACAACATTTGACTAACGACAGATAAAGAATACGCTTTTCCATTTGTTTGAATTGTTACGCCGTCGTTGCCTGTTTCGGTTATTGCACTTATGTCTTTTAGTTTGCATTCAAATCCCTGTTGGCTATTGATGAATAGAAGTCGTTGATTTGTAACAATAAGCTGGCCACTAAAAGAATCCGTTACGTCCTGATATATATTCCGACTTCTTCCAGTACCAGAATAGAGTGACACCCCTTTCGCCACGCGAAATCTTACACCGCCGAAGCCGCCTGTTCTTCCGACAGCCTTGTTTTTAGTGATCGATCTAACCGCACGCATAGACAAATGAGCAAATTCACCAGAATTCAATAATACTGGTGTATCGTGAACAATTGGCAGTTCTCCACGCTGAACCGCTTCTATTTGCTTTGAAATGTATTCTATTTCTGCTTGCTGTTCTGCCTTTCTTGCCTTCTTGTTTGCTTTTGCTTTTTGCATATTCCAGAATGAAATAATCATAATACCTATTCCCAATACGGAAACCAAATAATTAGCTGTTCCGATCCCTAAAAAGATCACAATTAACGACAAAATAATACTAACTATCCACACAGTTTATTCACTTCCTTTCCAGACCGCTTCGGCGGCTTTTTTTATTTTCCTTCTTCCAGGCTATACGCATAGGAAAGAAGTGACGTTTGTTTTCTCACATCAAGCGCATTAAATATGCGAAGAAGTTCGACTTCCTGATCTGATAATTCCCTTTGTTCTGTATGTCCGTTTTTTACAATTAGCGTTTTTGCATTATTGCCTAACACAACAGCACTATTAGATACATTCGAAGCGTGGTTCCCGACTACTTTGTTTTCACCGGTCAATAAGAATTCGCAAGACACACCCAAAAATTCGGCAATACGACTTATGTGTTCGGCCGAAGGATTGGCGCCTTTCGTCTTCCAATCTGAAACAGTATTCGCTCTAACACCAACCGCCTTTGCTAAATCGCTTTGCTTCTTTCCCGTTCTTTCAAGAAGGTCAAAAATACGTTCGCTAATAGTCATATAACCACCCCTAACAAAAAATCGTAAAACCGATAAAAACAATATTGACATTCCCGACAAACCGTTATATAATAAAACCGAGGTCAGAAAATACGATATAAAAATCCAGCCCCTGAATATTCTTTTTCAGGCGGAAGACCTTTTGTGATATACGGTTCGTGCCAGAATTTAGTATATCACAATACCGAACAAAACGCAAGCAAAAGGAGGTGAATATTTTGCAAAAATATCTATCTTGCGAAGAAGTCGCAGAAAAGTTCGGCGTCAAAGTAATTACTGTCTGGGCGTGGATTCGTGAGAAAAAACTACCAGCAATCAAAACCGGAAAGTTATATCGGATCACGCCCGAAGACCTGGCGGAGTTTGAAGCGGCCAGAAAAACAAAATAAGGAGGAAACCGCATGGGGCAAGCACAGACAATCAATATCCCAAACTACCAGCTTGAACGCCTGGCCCAGCCGTTGATCGACGCGGTGGCCGAATACTTTGAAAATCCAGATGTAAGAGAACGGTTTGAAAAATGGGAGCGCGAACGCGCAGAAAGGAAGGTGTCAAATGGCTGACTTACAGATTTTTAGAAATGAATCATTCGGTGAAATTCGAACGCTGAATATTGATGGTGAACCGTGGTTTGTCGGGAAGGACGTTGCTGAAATTCTTGGGTACACAAATCCACAGAAAGCTATCAGAGATCATATCGATGAGGAAGACAAAACGCTGAACGAATCGTTCACCGTCAACGGGACAAAGGGCATTCTCATTAATGAATCTGGTCTTTACAGTCTTATTCTTTCAAGCAAACTTCCTTCCGCTAAACAATTTAAGCGGTGGGTAACGAATGAAGTCCTTCCTTCTATCCGCAAACATGGCGTATATGCCACAGCAGAAACCGCCGAAAGGCTATTGAACGATCCGGACTTTATGATCCGCACATTTACAGCTTTGAAAGAAGAACGCGAAAAGAACGCGGCCCTTCAAAGCAAAATTGAGCAGGACAAGCCCAAAGTCCTATTTGCTGACGCTGTATCCACGGCGAAAACTTCAATCCTTGTTGGAGAATTGGCGAAACTACTGAAGCAAAACGGTGTTGAAATCGGAGGAACACGTCTTTTTGCTTGGCTTCGTGAAAATGGATACCTGATTAAGCGAAACGGTACTGACTACAACATGCCGACACAGTATTCAATGGAACTTGGCCTTTTTGAAATCAAGGAAACAAGCATTACACATTCCGACGGTCATGTCACCGTTCAAAAAACACCTAAAGTAACCGGCAAAGGTCAGGCATATTTTGTAAACAAATTTCTTGGAGAATGAAAGGAGGAAATCAGATGAACGGACGTTGTAACCGTTGCGGCCGAGTCCTAAAGAATCCGGTTTATGTAGAAATCGGATACGGAAAGGTTTGTGCGGCTAAGGAAGGAGTGGCGGTCCCGAAACATGAGAAGAAAAATGTGGACAAACCTGTGGAAAAGGAAAATTAAAACATTTTACGGCGCAGTTGCCTTCCTGATGTTTTTCTTGATGATTAGCACCGTCGGAGCCGTTGAATGTGACACAGTTTCACTTCACACAGGAACAATCAGATCGTTTATATTCCTGATCCTGTGGGTCCTGTTTACATACTTGGCCGGAGGATTCAAGGAATACCAGCAAACAGAAAAAGACCGCCGCACTAATGCCACAAAGTACGACGGCCCTTATCCAAAACATAACTATACCAAAGTATATCAGGAAAAAGGAGGAAAATCAAGTGCTAAATTTTTATGATACCGAAGCCGTAAAGGCTTTTATATTCAATATCCTGGTCGAGAACCGCGAACTGACCGAAAGTCTGGAATTTGAACGTCGCAGTTCGACCGACTGGTTCAACCGTTTTAAAGAAGCTGAAGCAAAGGCCGCCAACCTGGAAGCAGAACTGGCCGCCTTGAAGGGAGATTCCTCGAATGAATAATAGCCTGTATGAAATCACTCGTGAATATCTGGAAGCCTTCGACCGTTTGGATGTCGACGAAGAAACCGGCGAAATCCTGAATTTTGAAGCAGTGGACGCCCTGGCCGGTATGTTTGAGGAAAAGGTCGAATCTGTGGCCTGTTACATTAAGAACCTAGAAGCCTTTATCGGTTCCCTGAAGACAGAGGAATCGAGCCTGGCAGAGCGCAGAAAGAGCGCAGAACGTAAGGTCGACAACATGAAGAAGTATCTGACTTCCTGTCTGGACGCCGCCGACCGTGACAAGGTCGAAACCGCAAAGGTCTGCGTGTCCTTCAGAAAGTCCGTGTCGGTGAATATCGAAGACGAAGGCGCCCTTCCGGCTGACTATATCGTGGAAACCGTATCCACGAAGCCAGACAAGACGAAGATCAAGAAGGCAATTCAGGCCGGACAGGAAATCGCCGGTGCGACGTTGATTGAGAACCGAAACATTCAAATCAAGTAAGGGGGCAACGATATGAAAGAATTTGCAATCCCCCTTCTGACTGAACAGGACATAGACTGTCGCGTCCAGAGTGTCAGCAAAAGCAAGTCAGGCCGCGTCGGGGCCTCCCTTCTGCTTTACAAAGACGCCCGCGTCGATATGCGTATTCTTGACCAGGTCTTCGGCCCTGGCAACTGGCAAAGGACCCACGAAGTGATCAACGGGAATCTGTTCTGCAATATCGACATATGGGACGACACGAAGAAAACCTGGGTCAGAAAACAGGATGTCGGCGTCGAGAGCAACACCGAGAAGGAAAAAGGACAGGCTTCGGACGCTTTCAAGCGCGCCGGCTTCAATGTCGGGATCGGCCGCGAACTATACACAAGCCCCTTCATTTATGTCGAACTTGCTGAATCTGAATACTACACCGAAAAGCAAGGGGCAAAAGATATTTTCAAGTGTTACCCGAATACCAGGTTCACAGTATCGCATATCGCATACAACGACAGGCGTGAAATATCAGAACTTGTAATTGTGGATCGAAACGGAAATGTCAGATTCGATATGAACGGCAAGGCAGAAGCGCCAAAATCGACCACAGGGGCGCGAAACGGGTCCGGCAATACAAACACCCAGGCGTCAAGTCAAACGGCGCACACAGCCCAACAGAGCGCGCCCAGCGGCGGCGCTGTATGTCCTGAATGTGGCGGACCTATATCGGCGGCAGAACAAAGCTATTCCATGAAGAAATACGGACGTGAACTGTGTCGTTCGTGCCAGAAAAAAGCGTGAGGGGGTGAAATGGAATGCCGAACAGGATCATAAAAGAATCCATTTGTAAAAGCGAAACCCTGAATCGCCTGTCGGCAGAGGAAGAAGTATTCTTCTACCGCCTTCTTGTGAATTGCGACGACTACGGGCGTTTTTCAGCCGATCCTGACCTTCTGGCTTCATTGCTGTATCCCAGAAGACGAACACTTCGATCTTCCACTGTCGCGAACTGGTTGAATGCCCTTGCGAACGTCGGACTTGTCATTCTGTATCAGAACAACGGCGACACGCTTCTTCAAGTCACTACCTGGGACAAGCACCAGCAGATCAGAAATAAACGAAGCAAGTATCCGGCATACACAGACGACGGAAGTGAAGTGATTACAGTATCAGGCAAAAGAAAGCATTTGAAATCAAATGATAGCAACACCACAGAACATCATTTGAAATCAAATGATAGCAAATGTCCCCGTAATCCAATCCAATCCAATCCGAATACAAATACAAATCCAATCCAAAGCGACACGTCTGACGACGGTCGCAAGGTGGACGGGTTCGATCTTTTCTGGTCAGTGTATCCGAAAAGGGTCGGCAAGAAGGACGCTATCAAAGCATGGGGACAGATTAAGCCTAATGAAGAAACGGTCAAGGCTATTATTGAAGGCGTTGAACGCTGGAGGGCTTCTGAACAGTGGACAAAGGACGGCGGACAGTTTATTCCGTATCCGGCCACTTTCCTTCGCGGTGAACGCTGGAACGACGAATGTCAGCCGGCGATCGCAAAGAAGGCCCCCGCTGAAAAGAACTACGACGACGACGAAGACTTCTTGAAGGGGTGATCATGTGGAATCGTTAGGAAAAGCCATATTCGACAGCCTGGCGGCACAGAGCCGGAACAACTACGAAGAAGGTGACTACACCGACAGCGAAGGCTTCCTTTGTTGTGGTAAGTGCCACACCAGGAAGGAATTCGAAATCACCCTTCCGGAAGGCTTCGGCCAGGAACGCGTCAAACGCGTCGGCGTCGCTTGCCAGTGCAAGAAGGAAGAAATGGAAAAGGAAAAGGCCGCAAGGGAACGCGAGGAATTCAACCGGCGAATGATCGTGTTACAGAAAGACGGGATAACCGATCCGGCATATTTGAGATACACCTTCGACAATGACGACATGAGAAATCCGGAAGTGTCGCAAGTCTGCCGGAAGTACGTCGAAAACTGGGACGACATGATGAAGGATAATATCGGAATCCTGTTTTATGGTGGCGTAGGAACCGGAAAATCGTTCCTGGCTTGTTGCATAGCGAACGCACTTCTTGAAAAGTTGGTAACGGTCAGCGTGACGAACTTCCCCCGAATCCTGAACAGGCTTCAAGGATTCGACGAAGAACGCCAGGCGTTCATTGACAAATTACAGCGCTACAAATTGCTGGTCATTGACGACCTGGGTGTCGAGCGGGACACGTCCTATTCCGTGGAGCAAGTCTTCAACGTGGTCGACACCAGATCACGGTCAGGAATGCCGCTGATCGTCACGACGAACCTGTCTATGGAAGACTTGAAGAATCCGCCCTCCCTTGCACATTCACGAATTTATGATCGCGTCCTGGAAATGTGTCCGATCAGGCTGAAACTGGTCGGCGAATCCAGGCGCACAGGGAACGCAATAGACCGCAGAGATAAGGCCAGAAAACTTCTGGGCCTGGAATGAAAGGAAGTGAAGACTTGCGCTGTAAATTCACAGTTCCGGGCCTGTTGCCCGGCCTGAATGAGTACATAGACGCAGAACGCGGCAAGAAGGGCAAATATAAAGCGGCGTCTATGAAGAAACAAGCCGAACACGTTATCGGCTACAGGATAAAAACACAGCTTCGCGGCGTCAAGTTCAAGGGTCCGGTCGTTATCCATTACACATGGGTCGAACCGAACCGCAGACGTGACAAAGACAATATCGCATTCGCAAAGAAGTTCGTCCAGGACAGCCTTGTTCACATGGGAGTTCTTGAAAATGACGGCTGGAAGCATATCGAATATTTCACCGATTCCTTCGCCGTGGACCCGAAAAACCCACGCGTCGAAGTCGTAATCGAAGACTATGAAGGAGGAAAACAAAATGGCAGTAAAAGCAAAGATTAAGGACCTGGCTATCGGATCAGAATTTAACGCGGGGCCGGCTACGCTCCGGATATTAGATCATTTCACCGACGGGACGACACTTGTTATCACGTCCGAATCAATCGGTGACAGACCATTCAACTTGTTCCCGTTCTTATATGAACGCCCAGAAGGATTCAACTTGAACGACTGGCGCACAAGCACCATTCAAAAAGACCTGAATGAAAACTTCCTGTCAGCATTAAAGGCCGCCGGAAAGATCGACACAGACAGGATCGTCACTACCGAATGGGACCTTTCAGATCACCAGGGCGGCGCCGGTTATGGGACAAGCCATGACAAGATCGGCCTTCTGTCACAGAAGCAATTCGAAAAATACGCCGAAAAAGACCTTCTTGAACTTGACGACTGGTGGTGGCTTATAACCCCGAACGCCGGCATTTCGTACGACGCGCGGTATGTCGGCACGGACGGCGCGCTCAGCAACGGCAGCGCGTGCAATGGCTACTATGGCGTTCGGCCGGCTTTCCGTCTGGAATCTGGAATCGAAATCGTCCTGGAAGAAGACGAAGTCAATCTTTTTGATTCCGCAATTCTTGAAGGCTTCACAACCAGACAGCTTGTCGAAGAACTGTTCAGACGCGCAGATCGGAATGAAGCGCTTTCAGGCACGGAGGACGACGAAGATGAAGACAACGATTTTTAACCTAAAGGCGGCCGTCGAAGAAAGGATCGGGGCTGAAATATGCCCCGCCTTCTTTCAAAAGGCCGAACAATACGCCAGACGAAAGCTGGACTTTATAAACGAACGAGCCGGCCGCGCATACGGCGAAGACGGCTACGGCAACGAATACCTGGTTATTCTGACCGAAGAAGCGATCGGGCAATTAGCATTTTCAGAATATACGCACATTCGGTCAATGGAAATCATGGCCGCCAGAGCCGCCCAGGAGGGGGGCGCTGACTGTGGGTGAAAAGAAATGGACCGCGCGAGAAATGAAAGAAGCGATCGCAAAACGACACAGAGAAGACCTTTTCTTCACAGAAGTCAAAGATGGACCGACACAGATAGTCAATCACCACAGCAAGATCGACGCCCTGGCCATGAAAATATCCTGGACGAATTTTTCGATCATTGGTTACGAAGTTAAAGTCAGCAGATCAGACTTCCTTCGTGATGAAAAGTGGCGCGCTTATCTTCCAATGTGCAACCAGCTTTATTTTGCCGTTGCGCCTGGCGTTTGCGACGTTGAGGAAATACCCGACGTTTGCGGCCTGGTGGTTATGA